GGTGTGCATCATCAATGTAAGCGGAAAGCTCCTTCCGTTCAAGAGCAAGCATAAAACATATAATTGCGACGACTATATGAAAATTGACACGGCGATCAGGGGAGCGCCTGCCCGAGCTATCGTTATAGATGATGCTACATATCTGATGACAAACGAGTTTATGCGCGGAGCAAAAATCACTGGGTATCAAAAGTTCACAGACATGGCCCTCAATTTTTGGACGTTGGTGCAAACCGCGGTTAAGCTTCCGAATGATAAGATTATCTATTTTATGGGCCATGTCGATGTAGATGCAAACGGAAACGAAAAGTTTAAGACAATAGGAAAACTGCTGGATGAAAAAGTTACGTTGGAAGGACTATTTACTATTGTTCTTAAAACAGTAGTCACGGATGGGAAATACAGTTTTTCCACACAGACCAATGGAGCGGATACTGTAAAATCACCTATCGGCATGTTTTCGGATAAATTAATAGAAAATGATCTCAAGATGGTGGATAAGACAATTAGAGATTATTGGGGGACCGCACCCCTTAACAT